AGTTTCATTAAGATCCGCCATAGTGGTTGCTCTGTTTGCTAAAGTGCCACCGCCGCCTAATGCATGATTAGTAGCTATCAAAGTGCTACCATCACCGCCTGTTGTAGCGAACGCATTGTTCAGTACAGAAGCAGCTTTGATTTGCTTTGTGTTAGCCATAGATCTAGCTAGTGCTTTAGTGTATCTTGCTCCAAGCCTGTCATACAAGTTATCTTCAACTGCTTCTTCTGTTAGCGCAAATGCTAAAGCCACTGTTTCGTGGGTATAACGAGATGTATAACCTTCGTTAGCTGTATCAAATCTGACACCACTACCTTCGGATTTTACTTCTGCATTACCAAACCCTACTATCAGGGTTTCTTCTTCAAATGCTCTATCAGATGATTCACTTTCATAAATCTCTGTATGCTGGGCTTCGTATCTATTATATTCCATGCCGAACAAGGCGTTTAAACCAGGCTCTAATTCTTTCGCTAATTGCGCTCTATTAATAGCCATTACTTATACTCCTGTTGGGTCGACATAGAAATGTTCGTTAAATTTAACAATAACGTTTACATTAGCTGAGCCTGTTGTTGTGTTGTCCGGATCAGAGGAGAATCCCATAATCCTAAATGTTGCAGTCGTTGCAGCAGTCGTCCCAGAAAGCTCTAATGCTGACATACCTGTTTTCACAGATCCGGCAGTATAAGCAATGTCTGCATTCAAACCGACATCAGTTTGAGCTGGAGAACCAGCACTCTGAATCTCGAATACAGCATTAGGGTCGTCTTCTACAAAAGCCACGATATCAGTTGAAACGGTACCATCTGGGAAGTGAGAACTAAAAACAACGTCACCGCTGCTATTAGTAAACTGACATCCTCTGAAAATACCTACTGATTCATCACCAGCTGCTGCTACTAAAATAGTACCAGTATTAAGCATTTTTACCAAATCGCCTGAAAAAATATTCCCCGAAGCTCCTGTAGCTATCTTATATTCTGTTGTACCACCGTTGGCAACGCCAGAACCTAATTTACCTACAAGTCTTGCTCCAAATGGGGCATCTTTGTTAGCCATAATAAGTCACCTTATAATTTATAATTCTATTAAGTATTGATGATCAACTTCGCTGACCACCACCAAAAGTTACTTTGCTTGATCTCTGAGGATTTAACATCGGAGAACTTGGATCTGATTCCTTCATCATATCGTTATCCACAGCGTCTTGCTGTGTTTTGGCGCGTGAAGCGTAGTAGGAGTTCCTCTCTTCACGAGTTTCATTCGGAATCTTAGCCAATAGCAAACCACCACGTGATACTACTCCTGAATGTCTGCCTTGCTTTAGGGTATCGTATCGATCTTGTTGAGAATCATCTAACTCTTCAGCTCGAACTAGGTCAAAACCTTCGCTCAATCTTGCAGTTAAATTTTTATGATCTTCAACGCCTAAAGTTTCGGCTCTAATCCACCTGTAAGTATAACCTTCAGGTGCAGGAGGAGTGTCCAATAATGATGGCGGGCTCCATGGTTTGCGAGCTTCTTTTTTTGCTCGAGTGTCGGCAGAACGCGAGGTTCTGTTTAAATCTTTGTTGTCATTTTCTGTCATGTCTATTACCTTTTAACATATTTTGCGTACTCTGTTAAGGGTACGTTTAATCTTTTTGCCATTTGAACCTCTGCTGGCGACAACTTAACTTGTCTTTTTGAGCTAGTATTACCAGCTACTCTGCCTGCTGAGGCCACCTTTTGTTGAGGCTTCGATTGGTTAGAAGGCTCATCAAACTTGTGTGGAAACTCATGTCGTAATCTTTTATCAACTTCATTGTAGTAGTCATTAGTCTTAGGGTCAAAACCTTCTTGTACTAACTTTTGATCTATAGAAAAAGCTGCAAGTGTCATAATTTCATCTTCACCAAACCAAGAATTGTTGTCTACCCACTTTTCTTGTTTTTCATCTAACTTTGGCGGAGATTTAAATTGTTGTTCTTGTTGAACGTATTGTTGTTGTGCAGGCTGTATTGTTTGTTGTACAGGTTGTTGTTGTAACTGCATTTTTGATGTAGAGACTTTATTCTCTTCAACAGCTATTTTTGCTAAAACATCTTGTGCTTTTGCAACCTTATCGTAGTCTTGTACTTCGTGTGCTGACTTTAATGCAGACATGGCTTGTTGTTTTTGAGACTTGAGCCTATTTTCTGCTTCCATTAAATAAGATCTATCTAAGTTTGAACTTTTTTGTTTTAGATGTTGATTCTCAACAGAAGTTTTTTGTGCATATTCAAATGCAGATTCTTGACCTCTTTCTGCTTCTCTTAGCTTTCTAGTTAAATTGTTTATTCTTTTTTGTACGCTTTTAGAATAATCTTCTAACTCTTCTTCTTGTTTTTCTTCTGGTGTATCAGAAACATTTTCTATTTTTGTTTCAGCTTCCTTATCAACAGACTCCATAGGAATTTGTGTTTGAGGTTTTTCATCCTCAACAGGATCTAGCTCAACAATTTCACCTTCTTCTATTTCTGTTTCTTCTATTAATTTTGCGTTTTCTTCTGCCATTTTTTGCTCCTTATACTGCAAGAATATCGTCAGGGTCCATTATGGTAGCTATCACTTCATCATCGTTAATGATTCTGCATTCAGACTCATCACCCAACTTAAAGCGAGCACCAGCATATCTACCTATCAATACCCATTGTTTTTCCTGACACCATGGTTGAGCAAATTTATTTGCATCTGCATAGCAGTCAGGACCCATTTTTACCACATAGCCAACTACAGTAGCTAAAGATTCTCTATCTACTGTTGATTGTACTAAATGGATACCGCCTTCTGTAACCGCTTTACCCTTGTAAGGCAGTATTAAAATACGCCAACCTGTTGGTTGAGGCATACGATCTAAAAAACTTTGTTCTAATAAAGTAGGATCTAAAACTCTAGCTGATCCTTGCACATAAGCATTATTCTCTGGAGTTTCTAAAGTGTCTGAAATTGGAGTTGTTTGTTCGGGTTTTGTTTTTTGTTCTGACTCTATTGCTTTAGCTACGTGATCAGGTATGTGTATCTTCGTCATCTTCTTGTATTTTTCCTAGCAGCTCTCTAAAAATATTTTCTGCATCGGCTAGAGAACTGTAACGGCCACGCAGATGTTCATACTGAGAGAAGTCTTTACAACCAGATAACATAGCATCCTTCGTATCTTCTCTTCTTGCTTCAAGTTCTTTTATAAACTTTTCAGCAAGCCAAATTGACGACATTAATAAATGCCTGAAAATTTACCACCAAATTCAGCAGCACCCATACCTCTAGCTTTCCCTTTTCCCATGCCAGGCTTTGGTGTTGTGCTTGTTGAAAAAGTACCTGCTTTAGTTTTTAAAGGTGCATTGCCTTTATTACTATAGCTGTTTTTATTTTTTAATACTTTTGGTGTTTTTTGTTGACTTATGTCTGTTCTTTTATACATGTGTTTTATTATGTTGTGTCATTTTTAATTTTGCAAGGTTTATTTTTGATTTTGCAACTCTAATAATTTAAAACGAGCTTGTTGTTCTAGCCTTGCTCTAGCAGTTTCATCTCTTAAATCTGCTATATCTTCCATAGATCCTATTCTTTCTTTGTCAACATTAACTCTTCTTTGAGCATCTAAAGCTTTACGTTTTTCTTCTTGTAAGAATTGTTGTTGTTCCATAGAAAGTTCTTGACCTTTTAGTGCGAGTTCTTGTTTTCTAATAGAAACCAATGGATCTTCGTCACTAGGATCTGCAACTTTTTGACTATACTCTGTAATAAGTTCTGCCATAATAGGAGCTGAAAACTGAGCAAGTATATCGCTTGCTTGTTGCATTATTTGTTGACTCTCTGCTGGATTAGCTTGTTGGGCTTGTTGTTGCAACTGTTGGAATTGTTGCACAGCCTCTGGTGGCATTTGTTGTTCAGCCAAGCTATCTGCTTTCATTTGTAAATGTTGCATTATGTGTGAATGTATTAAAGCTTGCACTTGTGCATTCATTTGAACTGGTGGCGTATTAAGTATAGCCATGTGTGTTGCTATATGAGCATCATGGTTTTGTTGAGCAAAAGCCTGAGCTTGTTGACCTAGTAAAAGTTTGTTGTTTTCAAAACCTGCTTCTAGCGGACTTGGCTCTGTTGGGGGCGGAGGTGTTAATATTTTTTCTATATTATCTACACCTATGGCCGCATACATTCTTTTATATGACTCATATACACCATTAGGTCCATGAACTTCTGGATTTGATTGCACTAACTGCATCATTTCTTGAGCCATAGCAATTCTTTGAGATTGACTAAATACATCTGGATTAGATATAGGAATTATATCTACCCTTTCATCAAAGTCTTGTAACTTTATTTGTGCATTACCGCCAGCAATATTGTAAGGATACTCTGGTGGCAGGTACTCTTTAAAAACTTGTGCTAATAGTT